CAGAATAACTTGAGTAAGTATGTGGAATCTGACCATCTGCAGGTTCATACTCACCTAATAATGTTTCATAAGGAGATATAAATCTAGCATTACGACAGGTATCTAACACTTGTCTTTTCATATGAAAGTAATTGTACAAGAACAAAGCTAAATCTTTATCTATTGTTTGTTTTATAATTACGTATTTATTTTTTTTAAACAACATCTTTAGCCATCTCTTTTGGTACTGCTTGAATATTCCAATGTATAAATCTAAAAGGTTCTATTCCAAAGTCTATTGAAAACTCATGTTCTAAATATCCTGGAAATATAATTAACGTTCCGGGTTGTGGTTTAAAGTGAATAAGTTCATTACCATTAAGAATTTCTTTTATATTAGTTTTCATTTTTAATTTAGTTGCTCTTGCCCCGGTTCTTGGCTCATGAAAAACAGGAAAAGATGTTTTATTATTTGCTTTTAAAAAATAAAATCCAGATACATGTTGATTCCAATGGACGTGCGCTGCATGATGGCCACCTCCATTCTTACTAAATTCTTGTACCCACATTTCACTAAACATAGTTACATATTGTTGCATATCATAACCTTGATGATCTAAATATTCCCAAGACTTTTGACCAATATAATCTCTAAAGTCTCTAAAATCATTATCAACCGTAAGAGGTGTTGAATGATAACTTCTTCCAAAGTCTCCAAATTCTTTAATATGTTTTTTAACTTCTGGAAAATTTTTAGCAGCTTTAATATATTTGTTAGAAGCTTTAGTTAAAGATTTTACAAATTCCGGTTTTTGTTCTGACCAAATTGGTGTTTTAAAATATTCGCTTATTTTCATATTATTTAAAAGGATACCCTAGGCTCCACATTACCAATGAATATCTTGTTCCTTTCGTTACGGGTTTAACTCTATGCCATACAAATGAGGGAAAGACAATAATAGATCCTTTAGGAAGTATCTCTTTTGCTTGTTTCAAATGTTTAACTTCTTCTCTCATATGCGGATCATAGTCTCTAAAATCAAATTCTAGTTCTCCACCTTCATATTCTGAACCATCGGTTAACTGACAAGTCATAGATAGTTTTCGAATTTTACCTTTATTGGGTCCTTCTTTGTCATAAGGTTTATTCCAAGAATCACAATGCCAATCATAATATTGATTGAGTTTATATTTTGTAAATTGACAAGATTCAGATCTATCCCATTCAAAGTTCCAACCTGCATTTTTATTTGCCTCGTGGATATAAGGATGTAATTCTTTATATATCCAAATATCATTTAACCAAACTAAATCAGAGTTTCTTTTTCTTTTCATATCTTTAACTTGATCTTTAGTTAATTCTTTATCCCCATAGCCACCTGTTCTTGCCATAGTTTCTGTTTGTGTTAATCCATATTTTATAATGTCATCACAGATTTTTGGAGGTATCGCTGATTTAAAATACCAGTAATAATTAGATATATTCATAAGTTATTGTTTGCACAAAGTTTAATGAATCTTTTTGATTGTTTGTTAGGTAATACATATTCGTTGATGGAAACATAATGAACATATTATTTTTAAGTTCTATATCCCAACTTCTTCCTTTACGTCTGTTATCTTCATAATGAATTCTAACATTACAATCTTTAACTTTAACACCGTAAAGCATAGTAAAATCTGGAGAGTTACGTAAATCCACCGGATCAATATTTAATAAAGGAATTGTTGTCTCATTGGGTTTATAAATATTTCCCCACGTTGATTTGTTAATTAAATTGATACTGTGTTTAAGACCAATAAAATCTCTCATATAAATATTTAACTTATCCCAAGTTCTTGAAAACTTAAATTCTTTATTAGTTAATTTAGATTGTAAAATATAATGAGCTAAATCATTTTGATCTATTTCCCAATGTTTTGGCATTGAAACATCACCAAAATATAATGCTTGTTCTGTTAATACTTTCTTCTGCATACCACCACCATTTTTAATTTATGCTTTGCTATCTGTCAAGTCCCAAGTTGTATTTGCTTCATTCCAAGCATAATACCAACCGTGAGTATCTGCTGTATTTTGTGATTCTTGTTCAGCTGTGAAAACTGGTGCATCACCTATGGGTGATTTCCAAGATGCAGTTGCATTATGTTTTACCCAAGATGCATAAGGTTTTTTAGGCCAAAAAATATTATTATCTTCATCCCAAATATAACCTATACCTGCATAGTTTCCTCTTAATGCTGTACCACCTTTTATGTGTTGATTTTTAAAAGTATTGTAAGATGTTTGAATCCATAAATTTGCAGGCCAATTATTGTGTTGTTCTAAATAAGATTGTCCAACAGTCTCATCCTCAACGCCATCAACATTAAGTATGTCTGAATTGTTTACAACATGAATTGTTAATACTTCATTTGTTTCTGATATTTTTGCAAAATGTGCCATATTATTTTTCTATTGAAATTTATACCTTATTATTACAATTCCGCTACCACCTGTTCCACCTGTTGTTAACACAGGATAAGGAGAAGCTCCACCACCGCCACCACCTGTATTAGCTGTTCCATTAACTCCAACAGTATTTGGTCCTGCACCTGCAGGTCCACCGCCTCCTGTTCCACCAGCACCTACAGTTGATGGATTTGCATTTGGTGAAGGTGTTATTCCACCACCACCGCCTCCAGCATAAGCTGTAGGACTTCCTATAATTGATGTTGTTGCTCCTGCTCCACCATTACCTCCTTTTGAAGAAGTTGCTGCTGTTCCTGCAACAGTTGCGCCTCCACCACCACCTCCAGAATAATAAGGTCCCGAAGGAGTACCTGGACCACCATTTTTTCCTTGTGCAGGTGATACAGGAGGTGTATTTCCTGTACCTACAACAGATGGTGCTCCGGCAAAACCTCCGCCACCAGATCCACCTGGCATATTAACTGCATAACAACTTGATAAATGTGAACTACCTTGTCCACCACCAGCAGATGTTATTGATGAAAAAACTGAATTTGCTCCTTTTGTTCCCCAAGCACCATTTGAAGATGGACCTACTCCGCCTGCTCCTACTGTAATTGGAAAAGATGTTGCTGTAACTGTAATAGGTGTTGAACCATTTAAAGGTGATGCTGTATAAGAATCTACTGGACTTTTGAATTCTCTAAATCCACCAGCACCAGCACCGCCACCACCATTTGATGTTTGTCCAGATCCACCACCTCCTCCAGCAACTACTAAATAAGATACAGTATTATCTCCTGCAACTTTAGCAATAGAAGAAACACAAAAAGTTCCATCTCCTGTAAATGTGTGAATTTTAAAATTACCATCTTCTGTAACTGTCCCCCCTGTTGCTTCAATAAAAGGATTACTACTTCCTCCAGCACCAAATCCTAAGACTTGATAACCAAAAGATTTACTTCTTCTGTTTTGTATATTTTTTGTGTTCTTACCTGAGGTAAGTTTATTTTTAATGTCTCTCATATCTAAATTCCTTATGCGTCGTTAGCAGCGTCAGTAGTAAAGAATATTTTAATACCTAGAACTCTTGCGTCGGCACTAAATGTATCTCCACCTGCGTTTGCATCTCTAAATAATTGAAAGTAAGTTTGTTGATCTACTGCAGGAGATCCCGCAATTGTAACTGCGCTACTTACAGCTGAAACTTGTTGATCTTCTATTGTTCCTATACCAGCATCTGTAATATTTACCGCTGTTCCATAAGCAATATCAATAGTGTCACTATCACCACAAGAAACTCCTTGTAATCCAAATATACAGTTACCTGTATTTGTAGAAGCCGGAGTCCAATATACTTGATAAGTAACGGTACCTTCATTCCATGATTTAGGAAAGGCTACTGAAAATTGTGCAAATTCATCTGTGCCTGCATCAAAATCTAATACTTTCATGTCAGGTCTTGTTGCTGTTGTTTCAACTTGCTGAGCATCTGCTGGATTAGTTGTAGCTCCATACATAGCTGAAGATGGAACCCACATAGTCTCTGTTCCTGCAATTTTAACTGCAGCTGTTCCTGATCTAAGAACTCCTGTTCCTTTAGGATTTATATTAATACCAACATTAGTCTCACCTGTTGCTGAAATAACTGGTCCGGTAACTCCTGTACCTGCGTTAGCTATAGTAATTTCATTAACTGCTGAACCTGTTGCAGTAAGATTAATTAATTCGTTTCCATTAGTATCTAAAATGTTTGTACCAATTTTAGGACTAGTTAAAGTTTTGTTTGTTAAAGTCTGTGTTCCTGTAAGAGTTACATCACCAAAACCTACATCATAAACACCAGTGTTTGTTGCAACGCCATCAAGATAAATAAGTTTATATCCTTTGTCTGTAGTTGCAAAAGTAACTGTTGCTCCTGAACCAGACACTGCTTTTAATTGAACTGTTTGTGTACCCGATGTACTGTTTTTAATAATGTAAAAATTTTCTGTAAGTAATGGAAAAGTTACAACCCTGCTTCCTGAAATAGATCCTGTTAACTCTATAACTCTTTGTTGAGCAGTACCTGTTAATTCACCGTCTACTATTGTTAAAGCTGTTGGTGTACCTGAATCAGTTACAGCTTGAGAATTATATCCACCTGTTAATTGTTCGATAAGATTTATGTTAGCGTTAGTTTTGTTTCCCCAAGTACCAGCATTTTCGCCGGTTGCCATTAGCTCTAGGCCAAGGTCTGTGAATGTTGATGCCATAATTTTGTTCTCCTGTTAGCTTGTTAATCTATATTACTTATATACGTAAAGTCAAACATTAGTTTGCTACTTTTCTTGTGTAACCGGTACTATCTTTAGGTACTTTCCTTGAGTAACCTGTACTATTCTTAGGTACTTTTCTATTAAAGTATTGAAGATTAATAGCATCATTTAATGTAGTTGTGGCTGTTAGTCCTA